CACGGTAACGACAGCATGTATGACAAATGCTGGGACGGTTTCGAACGGGTGCCAGGAACAACACGAGGCGAAAAAGGTTCGTGTCAGAAAAAAACATAAACATTCCCCCCAGAACTCAATAGCGCCCAAGGGCGCTATTTTTTTGATTAAATACAGTATGAGTAAAAGTTTAGACGGTGTTTTAACCAAAAAAGCAAATCAAAGAGAAACCTACACAGAAGATCAGATACAAGATCTTGTTAAGTGCATGGATCCTGATGTAGGCTACTTGCACTTTGCTAGACACTTTGCACACATACAGCATCCTATACAAGGCAAACTTTTGTTTGATCCATATGAGTATCAGCTAGGACTCATGCACAGTTACCACACTTATAGATTCAACATAAACATGATGCCTAGACAAACAGGCAAAACTACTTGTGCTAGTATCTATCTTGCTTGGTATGCAATGTTCAAACCTGATCAAACTATTCTGATTGCCGCACACAAATACACAGGTGCGCAAGAAATCATGCAGCGCATACGCTACGTGTATGAGTTGTGTCCTGACCATATACGTGCTGGTGTAACAAGCTACAACAAAGGCAGCATCGAATTTGAAAATGGATCTCGTATCATCAGTCAAACAACCACAGGAACTACAGGACGTGGTTTGTCTATTTCATTATTATACTGCGACGAGTTTGCATTTGTGCAGCCTAATATTGCAGAAGAATTTTGGACTTCAATATCACCTACGCTAGCAACAGGTGGTCGTGCTATTATTACCAGCACACCTAACAGTGACGAAGATACGTTTGCAACTATTTGGAAACAAGCAGAACAAAAGTTTGACGAGCATGGTAATGAAAGCGATGTTGGTATAAACGGATTTCACGCTTTCAAAGCACACTGGAGTGAACATCCTGACAGAGATGAAGAATGGATGAAGAACGAAATCGGTCGTATTGGCGAGGAAATGTTTAGACGAGAATACGAATGCGAATTCTTGGTATTTGATGAAACATTGATCAACAGTATTAAATTAGCAGCAATGGAAGCAAGAGATCCTATAGTAAAAATGGGAGAGGTGCGCTGGTATAAAAAATTAGATAGCAAAAAGTCTTATGTAGTAGGCTTAGATCCTGCAATGGGCACAGGAGGAGATTTTGCTGCAATACAAGTTGTAGAATTACCAACATATGAACAAGTAGGAGAGTGGCAGCATAATACAACTGCTATACCAGGACAAGTAAGGGTATTGAGAGATGTATGTTCATACATTTACGAGCAGACTAACTCAAATAACATTTATTGGAGCGTTGAAAACAATGGCATTGGAGAAGCTGCTCTGTTAGTAATACAAGATTTTGGAGAAGAAAATATACCAGGATTGTTTATTAGCGAACCTATACGTAAAGGGCATGTGCGAAAGTTCCGCAAAGGATTTAACACTACGCATGGCAGCAAAACTACAACCTGCGCAAGATTAAAAACCATGGTTGAAAATGACAAGCTGATTGTCAACAGCAAACCTTTGCTCAGTGAGCTTAAAGCATACATTGCATCGGGCAGTAGTTTCCAAGCCAAGCCAGGACACAATGACGACCTTGTTAGCAGTCTTTTATTAACACTAAGAATGATGACAGTAATGAAAGATTGGGATCCTACAGTGTATAATACGTTTAGTCAAATTGAACATGAAGATGATTATGAGATGCCAATGCCGATCTTTATAAGTAGCAATTATTGATAAATAACATATAATGATAAAATTAGATAAAATAGCAGAACAATTGTTTAACAAAATTCGTGGCCGCTTTCCAAAAGTAACTATTGGAGATAGCGAAGGCAACGTTACCAATGAACCTGACTTGGCAAGATACTTTGATTTTGATTATATCATAGGAGAAGACACAAGTTTAGGAAATGTTAGTATTAGTTTAGATGAGGAAGAAGGCCTTGTTGTCATGTTCAGCAAAGATTTTGTTGAAGGCAGCTATGGTTCAACAAAAAATGACTGGTATAATTTTTTAAAGGAAATGAGACAATTTGCTAAAAAACGTCTAATGAAATTTGAAGTGAGAGATTTAAACAGATCAAACCTCACAAGAAGAGATTACCAATTTTTAGCACAGAACCGCCCTGGAGATAAAACAATGTCAGAATCAAGAATGTATGGAACAAACAAAACCAGTTTCCAAAAAATAGGAAAGGCAAAACTCAGCATAAAGCACTCGGCGCCTATTAACATGGAAAATGCAAACAGTAGAACTGGAAAAATATCCAGCATTTTTATTGAATCTCCTGATGGTGAAAAATTTAGATATCCATACAAGCATTTAAGTGGTGCTAGAGCTCTTGCTCGTCATGTTGCAGAAGGCGGACATGCATATGACGATTTCGGCAAGCACATTACTAATCTAAGCGGAGAAATGGCTAAACTGCGCAAATTTAATACATACATGAATCGCAGTAGTGTAATGGCCGAAGCATTACAAGAATATACCGATGTTGTAAAAGAACGTGTTAACAGTATTAAAAAAGAAATTCAAAACTTACAAAAAGAATCTTATTATAAAACTGCATTAGAAAATTTTGAACCTAGTATAGTTGAAGATGTGCCTACTGATATATCTGATGCATGGGTTGAACAACTTACAGTGAAGCAATTTAACGAAGAACTAAAAGATGTATTTCCTTACATATACAATCTAGTAGGGGAAACTAAAGTTCAAGATATTACACTTGAAGATATTATCAGTGAGTCAGACGCCCATACAGTGCAAAGAGGCGAAACCGTAGCAACTATTGCAAAAAGAACAGGTGCAAGCGTTGACGAAATTATTAGACTGAACAATTTAGATGCAAATGCAACAATATATCCAGGACAAAAATTAGCTTTGCCTGCGACAGGTGTTACCGAAGAAATTGGCATAGACGACGTAACTAAAACAGGCAGTATAGATAAACTAGAAGGTCCTGCTGCAACTGTAAAAATTAGACCAGGAATGACACTGTTTGCTATTGCAAAAATGTTTAACGATTTAAACAATCATGGCGGCGATATTGACGAGTTTGTCAAAGAGATAATGCAGGCAAATGGTATAATGGATCCACGCAAATTACAAGTAGGCGATGTAATTGATATTCCATATTCTATGGGCACTAGTGCAAGTGGATCAAGCAGAGGCTTACCACCAGGAGGGTTTACTGCATATGAAACAGCAGTAGATGAAGCAATCGACAATTTAATGGGACAATTTGCTGAACCAGTAAACGAAGCAAGAGCATGTAATTGCAATGAAGATTGTGCTTGTGGTGGTAATTGCACACCAAGTTGTAATTGTGGGCCAGGATGCGGTTCAGTTAACGAATCCATAAATGAGCACGATACAGGCATGCAATTGAATACCGAAAAAGTCCAAGATCTAATCAACCGATTTGTTGCATGGGCAAACAAAGAAACACCGCCGCCGGCAGATGTAGACCCTGAAGATGTAGAGGCTTCTATACGTTTTAGTGACATAACTCCTATGAGTGAAATAAGTCAAGATATTTGGGACACTGCACATGAACTAGCAGGCGAAGGTGTGGTAACGCTTGAACATTGGGATAAAGCAACAGAACAGGTTATTAATGCTTTACCCGAAGACGAGCAAGCATTTGTTAGACAACAATTAAATGTTCCTGATCCAACAGATTCAAAAGGCAATGTAGACATTAAGAAGCTGCCCGCAGAGTTTGCCAAATGGTTCAAGAAACTACAAAAATGGGCAGCAGAATCATACAAAAATCTAGGATTCAATCCTTATGATGATGCAGAATCAGACGAGGAACATGAAGAATACCCGGATGCAATACGTAGACTAGGCGAGGAAAACCATACTGACGCTGATTACTCAAAATTAATTGATAGATTAACCAAACTATTAAAAAAAGCCGAAGCAGCAGGTGATAAAGAAAAAGCAGAAAAAATAAAAGCAACAATAGACAGCTTGATGCCTAATTATGGCATCGAAGATCCACGGGGAGCAGCATATACACATATAGGACCTGGAACTGTATTAAGTCACAGCATGTATAGCGAAGGCATAGATAAAAAACTTCCAATTAGTGAATTTATATTGAGCTACTTTGATAGGCATACAGGTCAGTTTCCAAAAGGCGAAACAGCCGTATTAACAATGGTAGAAAAAGAATACGGCGAAAACTTTATTAAACCAGCTCAAGCGTTCATAGAACAAGTTCACAACAAAGTATCAGAGGTAATGGGATATAAAGATAACGAGTTAGAAGAAGGGTTTGATCCAGAGCATTTTGACGATGAAGTTGAAATGGAAATACCAGGCGACGACGGCGAAATGGACGATGCGACTATAAGTTACACAGCTACAATAATAGATGGTAAACCTGTAGTTCACCCTAGATCAATTCGTGCATCTGCACATGGTAACAATCCAAATGCAAAACTAGCTAACGATGACGAGACTGCAACATACATAGCTCAACAAGATAAAGAAGTTTTAGCTACTTTACAACAACATGCAGAAGAGTTGTGGGCAGAGCGAGACAACGACTACAAAGGCGGTTATGGCGAAAGCGAAGAACTAAATAGAATTACATCGTTAGCCGGTTTAAGATAATCGGCTAACTATTTGAAATTTTGTCAAAAAAATAGTTGACAAGATAAATAAACTTGTGTAGTATAAGAATTGTGCTACACATATTAGGCACAAGCACATAGGCAATATATAAGGAGGCATAACTATGGCATCATTAGCAGAAATTAGAGCAAAGCTCAAAGAACAAGAAAATCGTTCAAGCGGTGGCAACACAGGCGGTGGCGATAACGCAATTTACCCATTTTGGAATATGAAAGAAGGCGAGCAGGCAACACTGCGTTTCTTGCCTGATGGCGATGATTCAAACACTTTCTTCTGGAAAGAGCGTTTGATGATTAAACTTCCATTTGCTGGAGTTAAAGGTGAGACTGATTCACGTCCAGTTCAAGTGCAGGTTCCATGTATGGAAATGTATAGCGAATCGTGCCCAATTCTTCAAGAAGTTCGTGGTTGGTTTAAAGATCCATCACTAGAAGATATGGGTCGTAAGTATTGGAAGAAGCGTAGTTATATCTTCCAAGGTTTTGTTGTTGATGATCCACTAAAAGAAGATTCGCAACCAGAGAATCCAATTCGTCGATTCATTATTGGTCCGCAAATCTTCCAACTTATCAAAGCAGCACTAATGGACCCAGACATGGAAGAACTGCCAACAGATTACACTGCTGGTGTAGATTTCCGTTTGTCAAAAGGAACTAAAGGCGGTTACGCAGACTACGGCGCAAGTAATTGGGCACGTAGAGAGCGTCCACTAGGTGATGCAGAGATGGCAGCAGTGAACACACACGGCTTGTTTAATCTCAATGATTTCCTTCCTAAAAAGCCAGGCGAGGTAGAACTAAAAGTTCTTACCGAAATGTTTGAAGCAAGTGTTGATGGTGAAGCATATGATGCCGATCGTTGGAGTCAATATTTCCGTCCAAGCGGCATGGCAGCTCGAACTGGTGACCCTGTAGCAGCACCAGCAGCAGCACCAGCAGCAGCACCAGCTCCTGCGCCAACTCCTGCGCCAGCAGCAACAGATGATATTCCGTTTAAGTCAAACGAGGAAGTTGCAGCTGAAACAGCAGCACCTGCAGAAGAGTCAGCAGGCGGCGCACAAGACATTCTAGCAATGATTAGAGCACGCCAAGGACAATAATAGAAAGGGCTTCGGCCCTTTCCTTTACTTTTTAGAATAGGAGATAATATGGCTACTAAGGCATTCGATCCTTCCAAGTTTCGAAATTCATTAACAAAATCTATTAAAGGTATGAGTGCAGGCTTTAATGATCCATCAGATTGGATCAGCACAGGCAACTTTGCACTAAACTATTTGCTAAGTGGTGATTTCCGTAAGGGTATTCCTCTTGGTAAAGTAAGCGTGTTTGCAGGCGAATCAGGTGCAGGCAAGTCTTACATTGTAAGTGGTAATATTGTAAAGTCAGCACAAGAACAAGGCATCTTTGTTGTATTAATTGACAGTGAAAATGCACTAGACCAAACATGGCTAGAAGCATTAGGTGTTGACTGTGATGACAGTAAACTACTTAAACTTAACATGGCAATGATTGACGATGTTGCTAAGACTATTTCAACATTTATGGACGACTATCGTGCAATGGACGAAGATGATCGTCCTAAGGTGTTGTTTGTTGTAGACTCATTGGGTATGTTAATGTCACCAACTGAAGTAAATCAGTTTGAAGCAGGTGATATGAAAGGCGATATGGGTCGTAAGGCAAAAGCACTAAAAGCATTGGTTACTAACTGTGTGAATATGTTTGGTAGTTACAATGTTGGTATGTGTGTTACTAATCACACTTATGCATCGCAGGATATGTTTGATCCGGATGATAAGATTAGTGGCGGTAGTGGCTTTGTGTATGCAAGTTCAATGGTTGTTGCTATGAAGAAACTAAAACTCAAAGAAGATGCTGATGGTAACAAAACTTCACAAGTGCATGGTATTCGTGCAGCGTGTAAGGTTATGAAAACACGTTATGCTAAACCGTTTGAAGCAGTGCAAGTAAAAATTCCATACGAAACAGGCATGGATCCATATTCAGGTATGTTTGATTTGCTTGAAGCAAAAGGCTTGCTTGAAAAACAAGGTAACCGTTACAAGTATATTGATAGTAACGGAGAAGAAACACTAGAATATAGAAAGAACTGGACAGGTGAACTACTCGAAATGATCATGGCCGATTTACCGCAAAAAGAAGAGCAAATGGTAAATATGGCTGAAGCGGACGAAGAAGTCGTGGATCATAACGAGGAGTTGCACGAGCATGAATGAAGAATTAGTTGCTGATATTTGGACTTTATTGAAACCGTTTCTAGATAAAAAGCAAGTAGAGCTTGCAGCTGAAAAATATGTTGATACATTAATCGATTACGGTATGGATGACACTCAGCTGCAAGACATACTTGGCATTGACAAAGATCTTGACTATGCTATAACGTATTATTTAGAAATGGATGAAGTAGATATTGATGAGGAGGATTGGGACG